ATCTACACCTCTGGATACATCAACTGTACAAACGTATGTATTACCTTTGACTGGCGCCTTAAATACTTCTACGCTACCAGAGGCAGTTATAGGATTATGATAAGCCATATTTTTAATTTTAGCAGGACTTATAAGTGTATTTACTGAACCTAAAAACTCACATTCAAACTCTTGCTGAAATTGCTCAGGACTTGTGTTTCTAATTGTTTGTTCTTTCCATTCTTCATCTCTACCTGGAACTTCCGACCAATGTACTTCAATTGGTATATAATCATTTCTTTTTTCTTCAGCGTCTGTCCATAATTTGTAAAACTGATTCATACCATAAGGTGTAGATACAATAATCATTTTTGTACTAGAACCAGAGGAGATTGTAGGATATACTGAACTAAAAAACGATTCGGCAATATTTGTAGGTACGAAAGCAAACTCATCAAGGAAGATTATATTATATGAACCACCCCGTATGGCACTTGAAGATGTAGCAGCCGCCACAATAGTTGATTTGTTTTCTAATTCTATATTACCTTTGTTCCAGTTTATAACACCTTGTTGCATCCACTTTGGTAAATTTTCATATGCTAGTTGTAATCTACTTAATATATCTCTAGCAGTAGAAGACTTATTGGCAAGTAAGGCTATGTTTGAGTTAGGATTAAATAAGGCATAATGCATTAGATAAGAAATAGTTGTAGTTGATTTACCTGACTGTCTTGGTAATTTACAAATTGTAAATCTATTATTATGTATTGTTTCTACAATCTTCTTTTGAAAGCCATACATTTCAAAAGGTACGAGACCTCTATCTAGTGATACAATTCTCACATAAGTTTCCATAAAGTAAATAGGGTCGTCAGCACACTTTTGATATTCCACAATTTGTTCTTGTGTAAATTCTTGTGGTGTGTTTACTTTTTTTAGATTCGGATTTCCTAAGTACGCATTATCCATTTAACATTCCTTACAACAATCATCTGTACCACAATTAGTGTGTTCTTCATTTATTATTATACCCTCTATATGTGTATAACCTAGTTTTTTAGCAAGTGTAACTCTCTGGTTACCTCTAACAACAGAATATTTTTTTTCTTTATAGATTGTACCACCAGCACCATATCTTGTGGTTGGAGAAACTACATGTTTATTAATTTCAATAGGGTCTATCATATCAAAAGGTTCAGATAAATCTTGTAAGTAAACTTTATTGTCTTCGTAATACTTAATATAAGTTAGATCACTTATTGGTAATATCTGTTTCTTCGGGTGTGATGTTTTTGCTTTCAGTGTTTTCATCTTTTTTTAACATCTTTTGTAACTCAGCAGTTGACCCCACAAATAAAGCATTCTTTATATTTGGAGTAGCTGACTTCGGCAACTCTTTCAAGTTTTGTAATTTTTTATTTAAGTCTTGTAGTTTATCTACAGTATCGGCAACATTCTTAATACCGGCTAATGCCACTTCGTAAGCTCTCGGGTGTTGGCCTTCTTTTGCCACTTCTAATATACCTGCTATAGCTTCTTGTCCTTGATCAATTAAGTTATAATAATATTCTCTACTATTCTTGTGATCGTTGTCAACATCATCTTTAGCTTTTTCTTCCACTCTTTCTACAGGTGGTTTAAACTCAGTCTTTTCTTTTTCTTTAGGTGTATCTATACCTAATATCTCATTTACTTTATCTTCCAATGCCATAATTATTCATCACTATCAGTTGTCGTATTATATTTTTTACCGTCTGTATAACTTTCTATTGTAGTTGTAAATCCAAAATCATCATCAGCGTCAGCTGAAGTAGGATTAGGTTCAATAATAATTCTTTCTTCTCTTGCCTTATTGTTTCTATCTGTATCACTATATAGGTCTGCTTGAACTTTCTTAACCACACCTTGAGTCTGTGCTGGGCCAAACAAGTAAGTTTTAGCAGTAAATGTTAAAGTATATATAACTGCTCTTCGTGTTGTATAATCACCACTGTAAGAGTCTTCATAGTTTACACCATTTAATATAATCGGTACATCTCTTTTAATATCTAAACCAGGTATGGCATTAACTGTTACTGTATAGTCTGGTTGAAAGTATGGTAATATTTGTTCTATAATTTGTAAACCACCTTCAGCAGTTGCCGTAAATACATTTAAAGTATATGAAATATTATAAGGCACCGGCATATAATTAAAATCTAAAGTTTTACCTTCAGCACTTGTTTTAACTTTTTTAAATTTTTGTAATCTGTTTAGTTTTCTACTAGCGTCATATTCAATAGTAGATATTTCAAAACTCATACGAGGTAATGTAATAGCAAACTCTCTGCTATCTAAATCAGGTTGTTGATCTAATCTAGTTAAAAACTTTTCTTTTGGAGCATATGCTAAAGGAACTCTGATAGATTGTATTACACTATCATTAGAGTCTTTTCTTTTAATTTGTATGTTGTTAAACAACTGCCCAAAGGCAATTGTCATTCTTCTCATACTTTCGTTATAAAAATATCCGAACATCTAAAAATCTGCATCCCCAAAAGGGTTCCTCTCTGTAAAGTCTAATATGTCATCTGCTGTAGAAGCAGTATCAAAACCAGCCTCACTATCTAAGTCTAAGTTATCAGCATATGGCGATTGTGTTTGTATAGCATATGTTTCAAGTAAGAAGTAATTACTGTCACCACTTACTGAATCATTTTCTAATAACATAGCACCATCTTCGTTTTCTAAACTAACTTGATGTGCTAATTGATCTAAAGTATGTTTGTCTTCAGCAGCGTCAATGCTTTCAACACCAGTATCTATTTGCTCTGAACTGTATTCCCAACGTGTAGCTCTTAATTTGTAAACAGGTAAATTTCCTAATTGAAAGAAAGGTTCCTGATCTTCAACAAATTGAATTTCAAAAAAGCCATTCATTAATGGCATGTAGATTATATCACCCTCGTTTGGTCTACCATCTACAATCATTGTAGCAGGATCATCTACTGAATCTTGCCATCTTCTTTTAGAAATCATAAATGTTGTGTCATCTCTGATCTCTAAACCAAACTTATTAATTATCTCTTGTGAACCAGCAAAACCCTCTGTAGTTTCCATGTACATCTCTAAAAGATAAGCGGCATTGAACTTACTGGCTACGTCTTCGCCTAGTATAAGGTCTCTGTTTATAAGTGTTCTTGGTAAGTAGTAGCAATCTTGGCCATAAATTTTTAGGCCTTCTATGATTAAATCTTCGTAAAGTTTCTTTTCACTGTTACTGCCAATACCGTTGCCACCTTGAAAATAATGATTTGTTGCCATGGCATGTTATCCTATCATCATAGCCGGATTTAATTCATATGACGATCTTATTTCTTGTTCTAGTTTTTCTATGTCTGATAATGCTTCAGAATAAATTTGTTGACCATTTAATGTAACTCCACCTATCATACTTACACCATTAAATTTAGATAAGTTGGCACCCCATTGTTTTTTAAATAAAGCAGTTACATATCTCTTTAAAAATATGTCATTAAAAACATCTGTTTGAACAGTAGGGTCTAATTTTCTATAACACTCAATAACAATATATTCACCTACTTCTAAATCATTTGACCAGTCCATATCAATGTATAACTTATTGTCGTGTTGATTAAATCTTAAAGGTTTTTCACCAACTAATATATGATCTAAAAAATCTAAATGTCTTAACACTACATCATAGTTTATAATACTTGTAGATGAAAAGTCATATAAGTCATTTAATCTTAATTGGTATCTTACGTCAAATAAGTTTAAGTTACCTTTATTAGAAAATGGTAATACGTTAATTACTGATACAACACTTTCGGGTACTACAATATAATTCTTGTCTTCGTTCCATGTAGTTGTAACACCACCATTGGCATTATCTGTACCTGTTTCAGATATAGGATTGATAGCAGCTATTCTATCTTTATCTGCTTGTGTATATTTGTATTTAAGATATGTTCTTTTAATACCATCATAATGATATTGAGCAAAATATTGTAGAGCTTCGTCTATTCTATCTTCTAATTGGTCATCATCAGCATTGATTTCAATGACTGGTTTTCCCAATGCTCTTAAAGCATATTCTTTTAAATTACTTCTTGTTGCTGGTGTTGCCATAATTTTCCTTATTTCCTACTATTTATACTCTTATCCAAGCGCTATGGCCTGAGCAATAGCAAATGATGTAGCCGCCTTTGTATCTAATTGTGTCTGAATAGCACTTGATACACCATTTAAAAAATCAAATTCTGTATTTGAAACATTACCACCTGATAATTTAGCAGCGTCAATACCTGTGCCTAAATTTAATGTTATTTCACTACCACTTATTACTGAACTAATATTTGTACCACCTAAAACAGATAAACCACCACCTAATGGTACTGAAACTGTTGAACTGTCATCTGTACTTATTGTAAATGATGAGTTAGAAAGTTTAGCATTACCAATAGAACCTGCTAATTTACTAGCGGCTATTGATCCTGCTAACTGATCATTTGTAATTGTACCTGTCAAACTAGATGTTGGATAAGCAGTAGCGTCTGATAAATCAAATGCTGGTGTTGTGTCACTAGCACCTAAAGCTAATGTTACACCACCAAAATTTACAGTTGAATTACTAAGTGATGAATTTGCTATATTAGATAAAGTATTATTTGACCCACTAATTGTTTTATTTGTTAATGTGTCTGTAGATGTTTCTGTAACTACACCACCGTCTGTAGCAATAGTCATTTCTGTGCCACTTAGAGTTGTTGTAATACCTGAACCACCTAATAAAGTAAAACCACCACCTAATGGAAAACTAACTGTTGTTGAACTATCATCTGAAATAGTTACAGTTGAGTTTGCCAACATTGTATTTGTAACTGTACCACTATCGCCTGAAGCAACTAGAGTACCAGAGTTTGTAGGTAAAACTGAAACTGAACTACTACCGGCAGAGTGTGGCGAAGCCTGTATTGTTTGAGCATGAGCGTTACTAGCTTCACAATAAAATTTTACTTTAGATACGGCGC